CGCAAGTTACGATCAAAGAAAAGGTTGATGGCAATAAGAGGTCGATTGAAGCTAATAAGTTTTTGTGGGGTAGGCTATATAAAAGCATTAGTAACTTTACAGGCTATTTACCTATGGAAGTGCATCTCTTGTGTGGGCATCTTTTCTTATCTGAACAGAAAACTATTAATGGAGTTCAAGTGCCTTATGTTCGCTCAACGACTGATCTTACAATCGAGGAATTTACAAGTTATATTCAGAGCATTGAGGTCTATTTTTCAGATTTAGGATGGTCGATTGAATAAAGATGAGAAAAGACACTATGAAAAGTTATCTCAAATTGGTTGCATTGTTTGTCGCAATCTTGGGTTTGGTTATTCAGCTCCACATATTCATCACATACGGCATGGGGCTGGATTGGCTATGCGTAGCCATTGGAGTATGGCTATCCCTTTATGTCCTTTGCATCATCAAAATGGTGGGTTTGGTGTGGCGCTCCATGCAGGTCAAAAAACTTTTGAAGCAAAGTATGGATCAGAATCAGAGCTTTTACGACAAACTTTAACAGTTTTAGAAGGTCAAATATGATAAAATTAGATTATGCCTTATACGCCTGTTAGTGATAAATGTCGCGAATTAGGTTGCAATAATCTTAAAACAAGTCGCTCTGCCTTTTGTAGTATTCATGGTGGCGAAAAAACTCAAAAAGATAAAGATAACAGTAAGCTTTATTCTACGGCTTATTGGAAAAAACAAAGAATAGCTCAATTAAGTAAAGCGCCTTTATGCCAGGCTTGTCTTTTAGAAGGCAGAGTTATTGAAGCGGTTGCGATTGATCATATATTTCCGCATAGGCAAGATGCAAATAAGTTTAAGAATAATTTGTTTCAAAGCTTATGCGTGCCACATCATACATTAAAGACACAAGAAGAAAATGACGGCAAATATTTATATTACTCACCTAACGGACTGATTACTTATACAGACGCAGACTATGGCCAAGCTCTTAACGAAACAAAATCTGCGCAAAATATATAAAATGCTTGCATTGCTTCCGCCATTTAATGAGTGGCGATTGCCTGCGGCTCACCGCGTTACATTCGAAGTGGTATCTAATACCGAAGCTTATGGTTGGTTTATAAACGATCCGCCAAGAATACAAATAGACCGATCATGCGATGATTGGAATAAAATAACGCATACTATGATGCATGAAATGATTCATTGCTTTTTATGGTATTCAGGCCATAAAGATTTTGATGCGCATGAAGCAAAGTTTAAAAAATATGCGAAAATAGTTTGTAATATACATAATTTAAATGAGGATGATTTTTAAATGATTAGAATTATTTTATTAGTAACATTTATCTTGCCTTTTTATGTTTATGCGGCTGATACTAATATTACTACAAATATGAAAGGCATGCCTGTTCCTTCAGCTATTGCTCCTTCTATTTCTACTATGAATCCTAAAATATGTAAAACAGGTGTAAGTGGCGGAGCTAATACAGGTGTTGTATCTATTAGCGGTGGGTTTACAGTAGAAGATGAAAACTGCGCAAGAATAGTTAAGGCTGAAACTTTATCTAATTTAGGATTAAAAGTTAGTGCGGTAAGTTTAATGTGTCAAGATGAAGCTACATGGGAAGCAATGGAAATGGCATCTAGCCCTTGCCCTTTTGGCGGCGCTTTAGGCGATGTTGCTAGACGCGCTTGGTTTAAACGATACCCTGAAAGATTCTATAAGTTATATGGTTCGGATTTTAAGCTTCCTGTTATTGCTGATAAGCAGTAATGCTTATGCTTGGTATTGCAATTATGTTCCTGATAGCAATGGATACATAACAAATTTACAATGCTATGGTATAGATGATGAAACTGCGCTTACAGGATATTGGTGTCCTTATTATCCTAATGATCCAATATGCGCACCTTACATTCAACCTGTTTGCACAGACGCTACAGAAACTAGAACTTTATCATGCCCCGTTAATTATTCAGGTGCATTAAATCAAGTTAGGTATTATACTTGTAGCGCGAGTAGTTGGTCGGCTTGGCAAGATAGCTCAAATAATTGTGTTGCTGATCCGCCAACTTGTGTATCAACGACAGAAACAAGGGCTTTATCATGCGCAAGTGGTTACGAAGGATTAATAACGGAATTAAGAATTTCCCAATGCTCCGATCCGTATGGTTTGCCAACTTGGACTGCATGGTCGGAAACATCCAATACTTGCAAGATGACATTAGACAATCAGGACAATGTAACAAGCCCTGTGAGTGTAATAAGCCCTATCAATCCGAGCGGAATACTCAACACAAGTGTTACGCCTACGATAACCGAATCTGTAATTGCACAGACAGATATTGTGCAGACATTTAGTAACGCATTAAATAGCACTACAAGCGAAGTCAAAAGCGAATCTAAAAAAGAAGATACCAAATCAGAGGATAAGAAAGATACAGAGATTATTCCTGGATTAGGAATAGTTTTAAGTTTGGCTTTATTACAAAGCCCAAACAATTTAACTCAACCTAATATGGTTGATTCTTATAATTTAACGCAGGAAAATGATTATGGACTTCAACAAGGAATTTATATGGGGCTTATCACTGAAACAAGTATTTTTGATAGGTTCAACGCTTATAGCAGTCGTAGGAACGCCGATTTATTACGGAATTACGACTTTCAACAAAATGCGTTCGGTCGTTGATTCATACGATGAAAGCAAAGTGCAAGCATTAGAGATACAAATGAAAGCTCAACAAGAGCGTTTACTATCTATTCAAGATGGAAGCATTAGAATTAACGAGAAAGCATCAGACGCTATTGCATTAGCTAGAGAAACATCAGCTATTGCTAGAGGATCACAAAGAGAAGTAGAAGCTTCATTATCAAGCGTTCGTTCTGAAGTTAAAGCTCAAATAGATGGCTTAAACACTCAAATGAAAGCTATACAAAAATCAATGACTAACCCAATAGGAAATTAAAATGCTTACCCTTATATCATCTTTACTATCATTCTTTAGTGGCGGATTGCCAAACATTCTTAACTTTTTTCAGGATCGCTCTGATAAGAAGCATGAGATTGAGATGTCAAAGCTTCAAACAGAAAAAGAATTGCAAATGGCAGAACGAGGTTATATTGCTCAAGCTAAAGTAGAAGAAATACATTTAGAACAATCTCAAGTAGAAGCACAAGCGCAAGAGCGCAATGCTTTATATCAACATGATATTGAAATATCTAAAGGCGCATCAAGATGGGTAGTAAATATTAGAGCTTTAGTAAGGCCTGTAATTACTTATGGATTATTTAGTTTGTTAGTTTTTGTAGAAGTGTTTGGTTTCTTTTATGCCATTCGCACAGGTGTTGATTTCCAAATAGCTATGAATTTATTATGGGATGACGAAACACAAATTATATGGGCTTCAGTTGTTTCATTTTGGTTTGGCACACAAGCGTTTAAAAAATGAAGATATGCGATAAAGGTTTAGCAATCATAAAAAAATATGAGGGCTTTTATAATAGGCCTTACCTATGCCCTGCTTTAATTTATACGATTGGTTACGGCCATGTCTTATATCCCGAACAGGCAAGATTGCCATTAGCACAACGAAAAGCATATCCACTAAAAGCAGAACATAACAGAGTATGGAGCAAAGAAGAAATAAATGATTTACTTATTAAAGACCTTGCACGATTTGAAAGAGGAGTTACTATGTTATTCCCTGTGTCTTATCGATTTACTCAAGGAATGTTTAGTGCTTTATGCTCCTTCGCTTTTAATTGCGGGACAGGATTACTACAACGCTCTACTGTTCGCTCTGCTTTGTTACGCGGTGATAAAGATATGGCGGGCGCATCGTTATTGAAATATAATCGTGGTGGTGGTAAAGTGTTAAACGGATTAGTTAAGCGTAGGCAAGATGAATACAATTTACTAATGTCATAACAATATAAGGATAAGACATGAATAGAACAGAGATATTAAATAAAGCCAATGAGATTATCACACTTGATAGGCAAGCAACGCATGGTGAAGCGGAAGATAGCTTTGCTGATATTGCAAACCTATGGTCAGCATACCTTAACAAAGAAATAAACCCAAAAGATGTAGCAATGATGATGGTCATGCTAAAAATAGTGCGATACAAAAAGAATCCATCGCATATTGATAACGCAATAGACCTATGTGGTTACGCCGCAATTGCAGGCGAGCTAGGTCAGGGGGTATAAATGAATTTAAGTAACAACTCTAAACCATTGAATAACTTAATCTTTTTGGGGATGCTAAACGAG